GTTATAGGCAATGTTTTGATTGTAAATTGCCATAATTTATTTACTCCGAAACTGTCGGGATTGTCTCTTCTAAAACTGTTTCTTGAATAAGCTGATACTCGCCCTGACCGCAGATATTGCACTTAGTAACTACTTGATTGTCCTCAGCGTTGCGAGTTTCAACATAGTAGTGAGAGCAACACTCTGAACTGTATTCATATTTGATAGCCATTAGAACTCCTTAGAAGTAAAGAAAGACAACGCCGTTGCCGCCTGAGCCAGCAGTTCCACCAGTAGAAGCACCGCCTCCACCACCACCGCCTGTGCCACCATTACCGCCATTGTTTGCAGAAGCATTTGCGCCAACAGATGTATAACCTGCTCCGCCTCCGCCTCCGCCAAAACCTGTTCCTGTTCCTGATGAACCAGTTCCACCAGCGTAGAAGTCTCCTGTACCGCCAGCACCACCTGTGCCTGTACCTGCTGTTCCTGCTGCACCGCCACCGCCTGTGATTAGACCACGACCACCAGCAGTTCCAGTTTGAGTTCCAGTTACACCGCTTTGACCGCCACCTCCACCCGATGAAACACCAGCACCAGCATTTGAAGTACCACCGCCGCCTGCATAACCAACAGTATTACCTGCAGCCGAAGGAGCGCCAGTATATGAAATAGTTGAGTTGATTGATGAAGCAGTAGCCACGCCACCTGCGCCGCCACCACCATTGCCAGCAGTCAAACCACCAGCGCCACCACCAGCCATTACCATTCCGTAAATTGATGAACCGCCAGATGTACCAGCCGCAGAAGTTGAAGTACCAGTACCACCAGCACCAACTGTTACCGAGTTTGAAATATAAGTCCAACCAGCAGAATATCCTCCTGCTCCACCGCCTCCACCGCCACCTGTTGTTTGTGAACTTCCAGCACCACCGCCACCAATTACGATTGCATAAACTCTATTGATACCAGCAGGAATATCTGTGATTGATGTTGTTCCTGTTGCAGTAATTGTGCGTTGCAGTTTGAGTCCATAAGGAGTATCGGTAAATTGTGAATTGCTATAAATTGATGCGCTCATAATTGTCTCCTAGTAAAAAAGGTAAAGTATTCCTGCGCCACCTGTTTGATTGCTTGCAGTTGCTCCTTGACCGCCGCCACCGCCACCAAGTCCACCTGCACCGCCATTCAAACCTGATGCAGCAGTTCCATTACCTGCAATACCTGCGCCACCACCGCCACCGCCGTTTGTATTTGTGCCAGTTGTTCCTGCACCGCCAGTTGTTTGTGCGCCAGTAAGAATGTTTATTCCGTTGCCGCCTGTGCCACCAATACGAGTGCCTGTTGATACAGTTGCATTTCCACCGCCACCGCCTACTAAACCGTTGCCACCATTACCGCCAGTATTTGTTCCGCTTCCAGTTGTTTCACATCTACCGCCACCGCCGCCTGAAATACCATCTCCACCCGCACCTGCTGTAGCATTTGTGCTTGTTCCACCGCCGCCACCAGCACCGCCGCCTGAAATACCTTTAGTTCCAACACTGCCTGCTAAACCAGCACCGCCAGGAATTCCCCAATAATTTGTTGAACCAGCACCTGCTGTACCAGTGCTACCGCCGCCACCAGCACCGCCAATTATTCCTGCTTGATTTCCGACACCACCGCCACCAGCAATCACATTGCCGTATCGTGTATAGCCACCTTGAGCATTGTTACCACCTGCACCAACTACACAAGAAGATGTTGCAATAGTCCAACCCCAAGCAACGCCACCTGCTCCACCTGAACCAGCAACAACACCGCCACCGCCACCGCCAACTGCGATGGCATAAACAAATGTAACTCCAGCAGGAATTGTTACTGATGTATCGCCAGCGTTTTTAGTTTGTTGTAAGCGCAATCCGTAAGGAAGAACAAAGTGAGTATTAGTCCAAGGTGTGTAGTTTCCACCTTGCATACTGTTTCTGACTGGCTCACCTGATGAGCCTCTGCGAGTTGGATTAGCCATTTTTACACCTTGCGTGATTCCAAGTAAGAATTATTGAAACAATTACTAGATAACCAATAAAGTATTTCATCAACTTATGCGATTCACATAACCTGAAATTGTAATTACTGAAGCAGTTGCTGCAAAGGCTGCAACTGTATTTGCTGCTGATCCTGTTCCTGTTAGCGGAAGTCCTGCAACAATTAGAACATCTCCTGATTGTGGCGCAAGGGTAATTGGCTTGGCGTGTTGTACTGCGCCAGTTCCGCCAAATTGAACTGTAAGTAATACTGGTGAGGTTGATGTGTTATTTGCGTATAGCAAAACCTCATCAATAATAGATGATGAAGTTCCTGTGGCGTGGATAGTTGTACCAGTAGAAGCTGTCTGAACTACTGTGATTGGCTGACCCTGTGTTGATCCTGAAAGTAATACTTTGGTATATGTTGCCATTTGTTATCCCCTATCCGAAGATTTGATGTGAAAGAACTGTTTGATCTGAATCTCCTGCTTGAGCATCTAATCTAGCTTTGACTGATGCAAATGAGCCTTTTGGCAAAGTGCCAAGCTCTGTTTCAATAGCAAGAACAGCATCATTGATATTATCGTGCTGACCGGCGTGAGGAACTGTGGCTGAATCAAGAGTATCGGTCGCTGTTGGATTGATAAAGGTATCAAGCGATGATGGATAATTGGTTGCCACAATTACTCCTTAGACTAGGAAGCTGAAACTGAAAGTGATCCGGCAGCTATGGTAACAACACCAGCAGATGTACCTGTTGTAATTGCTGGGCTAAGAGCGCCACCGATGTAGTAAGTGCCTGAAGTAGAAGCTGACCAAACTCCAAAATAAGAAGCTGTGGTTGATGCTGGAAGGTTGATTGAAAGAGCATTTGATTGAGTTACAGAACCACTTGATGGAGAGTTCCAAGTAACTGCCACTCTAGCGTATGAACCACCAGTAACTTCACTTGCTCCAGTTGTTGATGGATCGGCAGTATGAAGCGAAACATAAGACCATCCTGTTGTGGAGAGCGCTTGGTTGGCTTCGGTGGTCGATATTCTTGCCATTTATTTACTCCTTGTTGAGTAGGGCATAAGAGTTGATTGTCAGGGGTACGATCAACTCTTATGCTTGATTTTGTTGAATTGCATAATCACGCATTGGTGTATGGTGGCGATTATCCAACCAAAATTGTTTATGATGAGGAAGTATTGCTCCAGTATGAGCAAAGATTTTGTATCCCATTGATTTCAATCGCTTGGAAAATAATAAATCCTCGCCAAAGTAAGTTCCATCGATTGCGCCTTCTACAAACCAAGCCCAATCTTTTCCTTGATTTGATGTTGCATTTTTTTGCATATCAAGAAGAACATTGCGATGAATAAGAATGCAACCTGTTCCGACTGCATCAACCTCAAATAGTTTATCTAAAGGATAGTCATCAATTGGTTGAAGACCAGTTTCCATATTCATTCGATAAATAGTTGGAACTGGTCGAAGTTCATCCTGACCATCAAAGAATGCTGCAAAGACTAGACCAGATACGATTGGTCGCTGAATATCATCAGCTGATGAAACTAACTTGCGCCAAGTATCAAGTGAAAGTCTCTCATCTGAGTCAATCATCAAAAGCCAATTAGCATCTGTTGTTTCTAAAAATGTTTTGACCACAACATTGCGTGATCGAGTAGTGAGTCCGATATTGCCCACTTGAACCATATGATCAAAATGACCATTTTTTTCTCTTGCGATATGAATCAAATCCATTGCTAGGAGTGAATTGATGGTTCCGTTATTGACCATCCCAATGCAAACTTTATCTTTTGATCTCATCTAACTTCCATTTTTGGTTTTTGAGTTGCAGTTTCAATCTCGCCTTTTTCGTGCTCTTCAATCAATTTATCAAGAGCAGCAACTCCGCCATTGTATTTCAAATAATCTCTGGCAGTTTTCAAACCTTCAAGAAATATAGATTTCATAAAATCCCCCTGTGAATTGGTGTTGCGCCTTGGCGCTGACCCTACCCGAAGGAAGAGCCAGCACCAAGGTCAGGCTAATTAGTAGCCAGAAGGTGCAACAGTACCTGTTCCAGAAATTGCTGAAACAGACTTGTTGAAGCGGTGTGCTAGAGCTGCGTATCCGTAAACTTGGAAGCGAACTGTTAGGTTGCTTGAAAGTACATCTGGAAGAACGCGAGTCTTCACGCCTGATTCGAATAGGTAAGTATCTGAGAACTTACCAACAAGAATTGGAGATTGGTTTGTTGATGCGCCGTAAGTCTTTGGAAGTGTTGCATCAATGAAGACTGGAACACCTTGGATTGTACCAACAAGACCTGCTGGAGCGCCCGGATTGGTGATTGTACCTGCTGCGTTGAATGCAGAAGATGCACCTGTTACCGGAACAACTAATGGGCGGTTTGATCCATCCACCTGTGAGGCAAACCAGTACCACATTGAAGGATGCATAACAATTGCTTCTGCTGCCTTGAATCGGTTGGTTGTTACCTTTGAAATACCCTTTGCAAGTGCAATGAGTCCGTTTACAGCTGTTGGAGTTGTTTCAGTCCAAGTTGTAGGAATGCCGTTGGTTGTATCAGCACCAAGAGTGATTAGACCCTTTAGAGTTCCTGATGTTCCATCGCCAGTTCCAACAACTGCTGTGTTCAGTTGTAATGCATAGTCAGCCATCAAATCGCCAAATACTAAGCGATCAAGTCCGCCAGCAAGTGGAGACTGCTCCACAAGTTGAATCGATACATTTTCATAGCCGGATATGGTTCGAACTGGAGCTGTTACTGTGCTTGACACCATATC